CAGGTACTTCAGCAGGCTTCACCTTTGGTGTTGCTTCGTCTGCAGTTATCGCAACTCGCGCTGAGGTTGGCGACAAGATTTCAGGAACTGGTATTGCATCTACTGCAAAAATTAGTGCAATCAGTACCTCTGGCTCTACAACTACATTTACTGTAGATGTAGCCAATACTGCTGCAGTTACTGCAACTACTGTAGTAACAGTAACCCCTGTAACTCGTGTATTCAGCACCCTTGTTTGCGGTAAGCAAGCATTGGCTGAAGCCGTATCACAGGAGCCAGGTGTTGTTATCGGTCCAGTTACCGATAGATTGATGCGTTTCCGCCCAATCGGATGGTACGGTGTCCTTGGATGGAGCCGTTACCGTGAAGATGCGCTGTATCGCATTGAAACTGGTTCTTCAATCGCTGCTCTTTAATTGATTGACTGTTGGGCAGGAGCAATCCTGCCTAATGGTGAGTCCACTAAGGAGGACTATGGCAGAGTATTATTTTACTACCCCAACAATAGATGAAACTCCCGCAGGTGAGCACATCCTTTTTGCTAGGTTTAAGTTAGCCCGTGGCATAACCGTGCTTCGCATAAATGGGGTGTATTCTTCATACAGGTACCCAAGCCAGATACTAACCAATACGGCTGAGGAGTATTACCCAGGAGGTACAAAGACTTTGGTTAGTCAAGCAACAGCCGATGAGTTAACCGCTCAAGGCTACGGAGCAAACATAACACCAGCATGAGCCTACATCAATTACGAGTACATCCAGAGTTTGTTGAAGGTTGTTTTGGATGCAAAGTCGGAACATTACAATTAAGCCCAGGTGAAACAAACTCTCGTTTAAACATATCTACCCGTAAATGGGATAAAGAGTTACAAGCCTATAGAGATGCCAGAGCACAGGGTATTCAACCCGATGGCACAAGTATGAAGAAGATAGAACAAGCAGTAAAGATTTCAAATGAAACTGGAAAAGCATACGGAGTATAGGAGAAAACATGGCTGCTCGTAAACCGAAGAAACAACCCATTAAGCGTGTGCGTACAGTCAAAAATGAGGAACATACAGAACTAGAAATGTACTGTATATGGCTCAATGAATACTATCAATCATTATTAAAATCTGGTTTTAAGTCCGATATAGCAATGGCGTTTGTTATGGACAAAGCATCATACCCACCATGGGTAGAGTACAAACCAACTGAAGATGAGATTCGGCGCATGTTTGATGAAGGGGATGGCGATGAGTAGTCCAATTATCCCTGAGCCGATGTGGGGACTGCCCTCACCCACTGTAACTGATGAGGACATCTACGAAGAAGAGGATGAATAACACATGCCAATGGTAAACGGAAAAGAATACTCTTACTCTAAAAAAGGTATGGCTATGGCTAAGAAAGATGCCAAGAAGTCAGGTAAGAAAATGGCTATGAAAAAAATGGCTATGAAGAAAATGGGCAAGAAGAAGTAGTGGCAAAAGATTCAAGACTTGCAAGGGCTGGCGTATCAGGTTTTAATAAACCAAAGCGTACGCCAAGTCACCCAAGTAAATCACATGTAGTAGTAGCCAAGTCTGGCTCTCAAGTAAAAACAATTCGTTTCGGACAACAGGGTGTAAGTGGTGATAAAAAACCAACTGCACGACAAAAATCGTTTAAAGCACGACATGCTAAAAACATTTCCAAAGGGAAAATGAGTGCAGCATATTGGGCGGATAAGGTGAAATGGTGAAAGGTAAAGCATTTTGGGACAAGAAGAATCCAAACAAGACATCTACAAAACTGACTTCTGCACAGAAGGCTGCTGCCAAGGCTCGTGCAAAGGCTGCGGGTCGGAAGTATCCCAACCTTGTGGACAACGCTGCTGTAGCACGCAAGGTTAAAAAGAAAGGTAAGTAATGGCAACAGGAACTGCAGGTAGTACATTTACTAGTGAACTTAATCGTTTAGCCAATGGTGGTACTTACCCTGCCCTAACCATTTACAAAGATGCACAAGGTGCTGCAAATGCCTACGCCAGTACATCTGGTCTAGGCATTATTGCTGCCCTTAATAAGAAGGCAGATGCTAACCGCCAACCTAATAACTATAAAGGTTTAAATGCTATATGTAATGAACTTGCTAGTACCACCAATTTATCAGCCGTAGTTGCTTTAAGGAGTATTGATATATGAGTAACTTTAAGCAACTAACAGAACGCGTAGAAGCGTTACTTCATGGCTATACGGAGAACACCGAGCCAACCTCATGGCTAACCACCAGCGCTACAACAACATCAACTACTTTAACTGTTTATGATGCATCAGTAGTTGGGCGTGGTTATATTGAAATTGATGATGAAATTGTATTTGTTAATAATACAGACAATGTTGCTAATACCTTAACCCTTGCCCCGTGGGGTAGAGCGCAGCGTGGTACTACCGTTGCAGAACATAGCACTAATGCTAAGGTTACTGTAAGCCCATTGTTTCCAAAACAAGAAATTAAAAATGCAATTAATGACACTATCAATGCTATGTATCCAATGGTGTTTGCTGTTGCTTCCTATGATTTTACCTATGTAGCAGCACAGTATTCTTATTCAATTCCTGCTGCGGTAGAAAATATTTTAAGTGCTACTTATTCAATAGTTGGTCCATCTAAAGAGTGGTTTCCAGTTCGTGCTTGGCAACTAGACCGAACTGCAGATACTACTGCTTTTGCTAATGGTAAAAGCGTATCCATATATTCAGAGGTAGTTCCTGGACAAACAGTACAAATTGCTTACTCTAAGCGCCCAACATTACTAAGCAGTAATAGTGATGATTATGCAACTGTCACAGGCTTACCTTCATATTCAGAAGATGTGGTTATTTATGGCGCAGCCTTCCGTATGATTTCTTTCCTAGACCCATCACGACTTGGTTCTCAATCTGCCTCAGCAGATGTACTAGATGGCGTTAGACCTTCAGGCTCTGGTCAAAATGCTTCCAGATTTTTATTTAATATTTATCAACAAAGACTTAATGAAGTGGCGGATAACCAACGCCGTCAATATCCAATCCGTTCCCACTACCAAAGATAAGGTAAAATAATGGCAGCAGGCGACCCAGGCTCAGTCAAGCGGAATTTCTCCTCAACCGCAGTAGAAACTTCGCTCGTATCATCCATAGGAGCACAATCACAAGGAGCATCAAACACAGCATTTATTGTTGCTTCTAACAGCGGTTTTCCATCAGTTCCTTTTACATTAATAGTTGACCCAGATACCTCCAAAGAAGAGGTTGTAACGGTTACTGCTGCAAGCAGTACAACACTTACTGTTACTCGTGGTGAAGATAGCACACAAGGTGTAGCCCACTCTGCTGGTGCTGTCGTAAGACACGGTGTATCTGGTAGGGATTTCCGTGAGGAACAAACCCATATTGCTGCTCGTGGTTATGATTTAGATTCTGCAATACTTGCATTAGCATCCCAAACGCATGTGCATGGTTTAGCCACAGGTGATGGTAGCGTAGTAGGCACAGATGCTTTACAAACTCTTACTCGTAAAACTTTAACCTCTCCTACAATTACCAACCCAACCATTACTGGTGCTGGTGTTGATGCAAGTATTGTTTTTGAGGGTGCTACTGCTGATGCACATGAAACTACTTTAACTGTAGAAGAACCAACAGCAGATAGAACAATTACTTTACCTAATCAGGCTGGAACTGTAGCCCTTGTTGCAAATGTGTTAGCCCTTTCTGGTGGCACTATGTCTGGTGCTATTGCAATGGGTACTAGCAAAATTACAGGCATGGGCGACCCAACATCAGACCAAGATGCTAGTACTAAATTTTATGTTGATTCTTTTTTTGGTCCATTAACAAGCGCAGTTACATCAGCAGCATCTGCTGCTACTAGTGCTACATCAGCAGCAACCTCTGCTACAAGTGCTTCTAATAGCGCTACTGCTTCAGCATCAAGTGCTTCAGCCTCAGCCACTAGTGCTGCTGCTGCAGCCACATCTGCTACTTCGGCTGCTTCTTCTGCTACCGCTGCTACAACATCTGCTACTTCTGCAGCAGCATCAGCAACAGCAGCAGCAACAAGTGCAACCTCTGCTGCAACAAGTGCAACTAGTGCTGCAACTAGTGCAGGAAGTTCAGAAACCTCTGCTATTTCATCAGCAACAAGTGCAAGCGCTGCTGCAACCTCAGCAACATCTGCTGCTGCCTCTGCTACGGCTGCAGCAACTAGCGCTACTAGCGCTGCTGCTTCTGCTACATCTGCTGCTGCAAGTTATGACGAATTTGATGATAGATACTTAGGAAGTAAGTCATCTGACCCAACACTAGATAATGATGGTGGGGCTTTAATAACTGGTGCGTTGTACTTCAACTCAGTAACCAATGCTATGAGAGTTTACAGTGGTTCATCTTGGGGCAATGTTGCACCAGATACATCTAACTTTATTGATAAGTCAATCCTTACTGCTAAGGGTTCTATCATCTCAGCAAGTACGGCATCTACCCCTGTGGCTCTTACTGTTGCAGCAACTGATGGTTATGTACTATCTGTATCATCTGCCACAACTTCAGGACTTGCTTGGGCAGCACCTAACCCTGGCGATATTACTGGCGTAACTGCTGGTACTGGCTTATCAGGTGGTGGTACCTCTGGAACTGTAACCTTAGACCTTGCTAATACTGCAGTAACTCCTGCTTCATATACATATACAAGTTTAACTGTTGATGCTCAAGGTCGTATAACTGCAGCATCAAGCGGAACTACCCCAGTAACTTCTGTTACTTCGGCAGATACAACAAGGATTACTATTGGCGGTACTGCTACTGCGCCAACAGTTGATTTATCAACAAGCGGTGTAACTGCTACAACTTACACCCTCTCTACTATTACCGTAGATGCTTACGGTAGAATCACCTCTGCCTCCACAGGAGTCGTTGCAGGTGAAACATTTAATCCACTACTACTGATGGGAGCCTAACTTGGCTGCAACATATAAAGTCCTGGGTCAGGTAAACCCAGCAGCAACAACAGCAACAACAGCATATACCGTGCCTTCGGCTACGGAAACTGTAATATCAACTATTACGATTGCCAACCTAGGT